AAAACCTTCAATCCCGCGCTCTTCTCCGCTGGTTATAATGGTTCCAATAGCCTCGTTAGCCTCTTTATCTCCTTTGAGAGCTTCCAAGGCGGCTGCGGTTTCTTCATGACCCTCGGTCAAACGCGCTGCTGCTACTTGTCGCTGCCACCGCTTTATTTCGTTCGCGGAGGCTTGCTGTTGCGCTTTGGCCTGCGCTTTAGCAGCTTGCGCTTGGGAGGCTACATTAGCCACTCCAGACATAACCGTCAGAGCGGTCATCGTTACGGGGTCTACGCACATGATTAGTTATTTAGTTATAGTGAATTTGATAAAGGTTTGTCCGTCTATGTTTAATGGCTCGCTGAGCGTTGCTCCGCACCATTCAAGCCATTTAAGGCATATAAAGTTTTCTGCGTGTATGTAGTTGGACACCTGTCCATACATCTCGGTCAACGACCAAACCCACTTACGACAATGTCGAAGGAAGTCTTTGGAATAGGTTTCCACTTCAGAGGAACCAAGCATCCAGATGTAGGGGTCCGCTTTGTTCCCGGCCCCAAATATAGCCATCACGTTCTTGTCCTTGGTCATTACCGTCAGGGTAACGTCGTCATTACTGAACGCGTTGTTCAAGGCGTCGGTAGGCGTGCTCTTAAAACAAGCAACCTCAACCTTGTCCATTTCTCGTAGATTACCCCCAAGCTCGTCTATATGAGCCTGTGTGGTCACTCGTATAGTGTGCCCCTCCGGGGTGGTCTCCACGATGCTATCCATATCTCTTGGAACGCTGGTGAACGAATGATTCAAACTCCGCGCTCTGAAGGTTACAGGGGGCGGCGGTGGCGTTCTCAATGGTTATTACAGTTCCCTTTGGGTCCGTGAACACAGGAAACCTGAAGCTGTTCGACTCAAGGGGCATAGAGCCCTCAACGGTAGAATGGAGCACAGAAGCGTTAAATGCGGCCTCAGAAGTGTTCCTCAGGTCAGGTGTAACCTTGACTACGAAATGTCCGGTGTCCGTGAAAAAGAGGCTACCGTTGCGTATAAGCATCCTACCTGAATTAGTAGGACTGGGCTTGTCGCTCCCCGCCGCCTTGAACAACTGCTCAGAGAAGGTGTATTTCATTGTGTAAGGGATACCAACGTAAAGCTCGTTACCGGGGACTCCTAGGGTGAACGCTGGTGTAAAGTCTCCCGCTGTTGATTGCTGGTAGTATAAAATAGTTACAGTGGCGCTTGCTCCTGCGGCAAGGGGCTCTAGGTGGTGTATGTATCGTCTGTTTTCGATAGCGTCCCCGGCGGTAAAGTTGTCGTTTGCTTCATGCCCCCCACCCGGAACATACGCACCGTAAAGATAAACGTCGTCGGGTAGACTAACGAACAAGCGGAAGGACGGGATTTCTTGTGCGGCGTTATTGGTTATGGTCACGGCCTGCCAAAATAAGGAGGTTTGCAGGTCTAAGGCAGGGCCAAATGGAGCGATGAGGGGGGTTTCGGGAATACTCGCTCCGGGGTTTGTTACGGTGATTCCGCGCCGTGTAAAATTAGCGGGATACGATACCGCCAAGTTTAGGTGCTCTGGGATACCAGTGGGAACGGCGGGGTTTTTGAAAGTAAGCGTAGTAGTCGTCTCTCCCTGTGTAGTCTCTACCCCCTGAACCCGCCGCCCATCTTTTGTGTAAGCTTGCAGGGTTTCCCCTTCCGCCAACAAGTAAGGAACGGTAAGCACGCTTTCTGTCGTTTTTGATGCGTCGAACTCAACCTCAACCCGCCTGTCAAGGTGGGTATTATACCCCTCGTCGTCCCTCTGCTTACCTTCCAGAGGTATCTTCAAGAGATGCGTTTGGTTTGTAGATTCAAGAGCCTGAACAACAAATAAGTCAGCCTCAATAAACCCTATACCTCGGATGCCCCCGCCGCTGAGAGTAAACTTACTCCAAGAACTGAGAACCTTCTCGTTACCGCTAAAGAAATACTTATAGATGTATATGTCTATTCCATCAGTAATCGCGATTAACTCATCCGAACTGGTCCCCGTCATCCCTACAATTCCTGAGGTCTTCCCTGTAAGGCTGTTAATCTTTTGAGGAATATATTGAGGAACGTGGGCCGTGATTTCGTTGGCGTCGAAAACGTCCGTATTAGCGTTTACGGTGAACTCCCTGACCCCGATATTCTTGCCTCGGGCAAAGGGAAAATACAGATAAGAACCCAAGGCTAGAGGAGAGACAGACTTCTCAGTATCAAAACTAGTGATGGGGGTGGCAGAGACAGTCGAAGCAGTAAGCAAATCTCCGCTCTTTAGAACGAACTGACCAAAGTCAGAAAACATAACAAGACTGTCCTGAAATGCTATGGCGTGATTTAGATTAACTACTTGAGTTGACGCCACGGTCACATCAATCGGGTCGTTGTCCAGCAAGGACGCCACAGAAGTTCTATAGAAGTTGTAATTCTGGGTTCCGTGAACTCCGTCATACGACCCAAACTTGACCTCAGTCATGCTTACAGATGCCCCTGAGAGAAACCCAAGTCTTCCTTTGTAGTGGAACATCCCGCTGAGGGGAGCATCAATAAAAGAGGGGTCAGGGTTGGTGTTTTCATCCCCCGACAAGCGTTCGTCTAACGGCATATGAGACAACACAAATTCATTCTCAGCCGTGTTGCGGAGCATAAGGGGCATGGTGGTCGCGTCGATTCTATTGGGTATGTTGTCTCCCCCAATTTCTGACCAGCTACCCTGCCCCACCTCCCCGGTTGGGGTGTTATCGTCTGAACCAGAAACGAGAAATTGAACGTATCTGTCGTCAGCGCCTTCTTCTATGTCCCCTTGCACCTTAACCTTGAAACGGTGGGGTGCTATTTTAGGAAGGTCTGTGACTGAAGTCACCGCTTTGTGCGCGACTCCCATGTGCGCTCCTCCCGTGCTGTCTACAGGATATACCGTAAAGTTATTAAACGATGGTCCCCTGATGACCCCCAGTTGCGGGGAAAGAAGTTCTGCGCCAAACCCCACAATGTTTGAATTCAAAAAGGGGTTGTAGGTAATACCGCTCGCTGCATCGGGCCAATTTACCGTATCGGCGGGGTGGTTTCCGTCCTCATCGGCAGGTAACGAGAAGTTCGTGGAGGGTGGTTCGGATGTATCGGGTTGCCTGCCATGACGCAGAAGTCCTAGGTTGGTCGAATGGAGTTTGTTAGAAATCGCGGGGTTTACATTGTGGTCTGTAGATGCGTCAGTTACCGCGTCAACGCTAGCAGAAAACAACGTCTTTAATATGTAGTCTGATTGGGCGTTCTTTGCTGTGTTATAGAACTTATCGCTGCTGTCCAGTTTTTGAGACGGCCCTGAATAAACCCAGTTCTCTCTATCGGTGTCCTCCCCTTCTATGGATACCCTAACGCCGTATTTCTTCTCGTAGTCCCCTTGTTTAATAAACACCAATGCGTCTTTATTTACAGGGCGCGTCCTTGAGTAATCTAACCGCGTAGGCTTACTTGTATTTAATAGGTAAGTCACGTCCCCTGTGGTCATAAGTTGGAGGTCTTCCCTAGGGGTCGTGGTGTGCTTTCCAAATCTGTAAGACGCAGCGTAGGTCGTGCTTTTTAAGTTAAGGTAGTTTTTCTCATCCAGTACAAGGTCCGCGCCTGTATGCCCAAGCCCGGTGCGGATAGCCAAAATCGTGTATTCAATAACGGACTGCATTTCTCCTGTCCCCGCTCCATGCAAGGTAATGGAGGGATGCGAGGTTTCACTGGTGGGCTCTTGTACGGTTCCCAGCGCGAAATGGATTTGCCTACTGTTTAGCTGCGTTATTGCAGGGTCTCCGGCAACCGTGTCTGCCACGTTAATGAGCGAAAACTCTTTCGTGCTTATCCCTCCCCCTCCGACAACCCGCGCCACTCCCAGTAATGTAGTGCTACCTCTAGGAATGGTCACCGGGCAGTCATTGGTAAAAGTCACCTGACAAGAACTTCCTGTCCAGTGAGAGTGGTCTGTGGGTGCCTCCTGAAACTTAAAACTAGAAACAACACCACGATATGATTGGCTTATAACGGCTTGCCTTCCGTCCTTTAGGTTGTATGCCGAAATTGTCTTTTTATCGTCCCCTTTAATAATAATAACGTATCGCTCTTCATCGTCCCTCTCTATGAAGTGGACCTTGGCGTCCGAATCAAGAGCAACCTCAGAAAGCAGCGTGGCGACGTGCTTCGTCGCTGGGCGCTTCTGTAGGCCGTCCACAACGCTCGCTAAGGCGTTTTCTTGCTCATCACACTGTCCAGCGAAGCGCACAGCATCAGGCTGCTGAGAGACGCCCTGAATGAGGTTGGGGACCGAAGTATTGATTAAAGGCATATTAGGAAGCGCTTACATTGTATTTACGTCTGACACCAAGGCGATAATAGACATCAGTGCTGTCGAAGATTGTCCGGTCAGAAGACTGAGAATCGAGTTCCTGAAGGCGAGCGCGTGCTTGCATCTCGTCCACAGCAATAAGAGCCTCAAGCTCACGACTACCAACAATACGGCCTTGGAAGATACGAGCCGCCCGTATGGTAATGTAGCGCCTTGCTGGCTCCGAGAGGTCGTCCCAATCCAGTTGCTCAGTAAGGTCTACCTTGACTGCGGAACTGAAGATAAAGGTTCTGTCCTTGCGGTTATACAAAAACAAACCCCTCTGGACGTAGTCATCAGACGCATCTACGGCATCGACAAACAATGTGTTAGTGGGGAGTGGAATTTTGCTGTCTCCATTAGGGGAGATTTCGTGGTCCGTGACCGTATTGAAATGCCATTCTTCAGTCTGAACCTCTTTGGCTACTTCACGCAGCGTGGTTAAAGCGATGCTCCCTGAGATAGGAAGAGCCGCTGTGTCAGCTAAGGAGTTTACTGGTGCTTCACCAATATGCCCAAGCATTTGGTTTACGCTTTCGAGTTCTGTAGTGAGAGCCATATTTTATCCGCACCTCCACTTTCTTAAAGCGAGTGCTTTTCTTGTAGGTTTGCCGTTCTTTTTCATTGGGCCTTTTACGCCTTTCATTCGCGCACAAAAAGACCGTTTCCTAGCTGCCTGTTTCCCTTTGGGGTTCTTTGACGTAACAGGCGCTTTAAGGTTAGAACCCGTTTTACGATTATAATAATCACGCCCTTTTTGGTTAAGACCGCCTGTTTTAGACTTATGCTCAACTCTGAGATTCGCTCGTTTTTTTGCAGCCATAAGAAAAAAAGGGGGCCTTCGCAGAATAAACTACGAAGACCCCCTCAAGGGTTAGTTATTGTCGGTTAGCTAGTAACCATGACAGCTGCGTCAGGACGCAAGATTCCGTGACCCATTGCATATTTAGCCAACATGAGAGTTGACTGCTTAGGCATTGAGTATTCGGACTCAACAGCGAGGTCGAGCAGCTTAACAGTTCCAATAGCGGACTTGTGTCCAGCAATGAACTGAAGGTTGGCAAGAGTCGCATCAAGGTAACCAGTTGTTTCTGATG